ATTCACGGTTTCATCCATGTTGTAGAGCATCCCAGGTATCTGACGCATATCCTTATCAGGACTAACGATAATGTTACCAGGATATTTAGTAGCGTAGATACCCATACTATCATCAGCTTCAAGAGTTGGGAGTATTACTACTTCATACTCATCTTTGAGAGCATTGATGACACGTTTGTATCCACAAGGTTTCTTACGATTACGGTGACCTTTATAAGCAGGCATGATTTCCTTACGAAAGTTAGTACTATCACTAAAGAAAAGAACTACTTCAGGTACATCCCACATGAACTTGGTTTTAATTTTATTTAGTTCACGTTTAACAGCTGAATAGGCTTCACTGAATTTGCTGACAACTACAATTACATCGTCACCAAAGTCTAGGTCAGACTCTGCACCAGCGCAAGCTTTATAAACAATGTAATCGGCGTCAACATTTAGCTTCATTTACCTTGTCCTCTATATTTCTTTTTACCCTTTCGTGGTTTACTATGCAAACCGTTACCCTGACGTGTTTTCTTCGATGTAAAAGGTACTACGGTAATTACCCCCATCAATGACTTACTTCTCATTAGTGTGTTTCACTCCAGTTTTTTCCTTGTTTTGCTTCCGCGTCGATTCTAACTCTGAGGTTGTAGTATTCTCCAGCTGCGAGACTGCTAAATACCAAGGATGTTGATAAGTCAGCTGCGTGTTCAGGGGAACACTCGAATTGTAATTCGTCATGTATGAAAGCTAGTTGAGAACAATTTAAATTTAATTTTTTTATGTTTTGTTGGTTGATAACCATCCAACGTTTTGCCAAGATTGCAGAGTTACCTTGAAGGCAGTAGTTCAACGCTTTATGCGGGCTATCCACCATAATTTTTCTGCCATCGATAGACTTGAGAAAACCTCGCTCCGCTGCTTTCTTGATAGCCTCAAGTAATTTATCCAGCCCATCAATCGCTTGAATGTAGGCTTCTCTGATCTCTTTTCCTTTCTTCTTGGCTTTCGCGGATGAAAGAAGTTTGTCATAGCTGTGTCCAATTTTTTCGTCACCTGCACCATACAAAAATGCGTATGAAATTGTCTTGATTTGTTTGCGAGAAACGCCCACCTTATCTGCATTTACTTGGTGTATATCTCCATTGAGGAGGATGTCTCTGTACCTATTTCCATCGTATCGGGATAGGAAATGGCTAAGCATACGAAGCTCAATCCCAGACAAATCAGCAGCGACCATGATTTTACCCGGAGATGGTATAAAAAGTTCTCTAAATCTAGGGTCACTTGGCACTTGGGCGAGATTTGGATTTCTGTGTGCACAGCGAAAAGTGGAAGTAGCAACGGAACAATGATGATGTATTCTATTAGCAGTCGTAGATAGCTTCAGCCACGCGTTCGCGCCTTCTGATATCATTCCAAGCATCTTCGTTATCGTCAAAATCCGCAGGAATGCAAGGGCAGTCGATGTCCCTATCTCCTTCAGTATCGGTTCGTCGATGATGGGCTTCCCAGTAGGTGTCGTCTGGGTTGGAATCCAACCATGAAATGTTTGCAGGATCCATGCTATATGATCTCTTGATGTAGGATTTAATTCTTTAAGGCGTGTAAGTGCAGCACCTTTGACATAGCCTTGGGTCCGATTATCTCGTTTAGGAGTAAATACTGGTCCGGCAACGTAAGGATGCCTGTTACGTAGTAGTTGATAAGTTTCTTCAAGCTCTTGTCTGAGAGTTGATGCAAGTTGCCATGCAGAGCGTTCATCAAAGCACCATCCATGTAATTCTTGTTTTGTGAGGATTTCCGCTGCTTCATGTTCTAGCGCAACCCATTCAGGTATGGTTGGAAGTGTGTCCAAAGTTTTTTAGTTACAGTAACGTCTTGTATCATGTAATTTTCCATTTCTGGTGTCCATTCTTTCCAATCGGTATCTTCGCAGTAATCACCTTTATGTTCATTAAGACGGTAACCCCAAGATGCTAGTGAATGTGATCCATAAAGTTTAAGTGGCATACCCTCCCATGTTTTTTGTTTGTCAATTTCTGTCAAGTTCGGGTGATAAAGACGGCTAAGCAAAAGAGTATCCAAGCAATCACCAATACGTCTAAACCAGGGGTAAAACTTATTGATGATAGGAATATCGTACCCAATAATGTTATGACCGATAATGTAATCAGCGTCTTCGAGTAATTGGATACCGCGTACGATAGGTTCCGTTGCTTTTCTCTCCGTTGCTGACTGAAACGATTGGTCATTAAATACCATTGTTTTTTCAGTTTGAGTGTCATAAATACAAAGGCAGTGGATTTTGGTAGCATCACGTAATAAACCGTCAGTTTCTAAATCAAAGATTAGCATTCAACGTCCTTGCCAGTGATAGGTTTTATCAACAAACTTAGCACGTTTCACTTCTTCTTCAGTAGGAGGATTAGGCTTATGTAATGATAAATCAATACGAAACGGTACATTTTCTTTAATAAATTCTTCGTTCATGGCTTCGTATTCAGAAATCTGTTTCTGCGTTAAATTCTGCTGGTTCTGTAGTTTCATTATATTCACAGGTAGATAAGTTAAACTTTAGTCTGCAAGCGACACCATCTTCGCCAGAATTTCTATTTTTAAGGACTCTAACAATCGTTGTATTTCTATCAGATTCACTCTGCTGATCTCTTTCGAGTGCAATAACATTGTCACTGAGCTGACCAATGCTTCTACTTCCTCGAAGGTTTCGCAGTTGCACCCTGCCGCCTTCTTCATGTGATTGTCCATTTGTGGGTGTTGTTGTGTGACATACTAAGAAAAGTGCTATACCTGTGCGTTCTACAAGTGAGCGTAACCGAGTCATAGTAACGTCAATCATTCGACGTTCATCTCCCTCAAGACCACTCATTAAGATTGATAGGTGGTCAAGGAAAATAACTTTACAATCAAGTCCTGAGGCTAGGTATTCAATCCTGTTATAGATAATATCAGGTTCATATGAACCAAAACCGTCAAATAAGAATAAATCCCAATCTTTTACTGTTTTATCAAATGCTTCTGTCAATTCTTCATTAGTACGTTGTTCCAAATGTAATGATTTACGTACTCCAACTGACATTAAACCTAGACCTGTTCTTCTGACACTTTCTTCAAGCGCCAGGTAACCGATCCTGACCTTTTGCTGCAATAGGTGAGCTGCAATTTCACGACAGAAGCTGGATTTTCCGATACCAGAACCTGCTGTAATCGTTGTAAGCTCCCCCAGCCTGATCCCTCGTAGTTCCTTTTCAAGTCCTTGGAATGGGTAGTCATAATCTGCTGGTGGTTGTGGTGTAGTTAATACTTCGAGTAAAGATTTTGCGTCTACAATACCATCAGGTCTGAATTCCTTACGTTTAAAGAATGCATCATCGATAGCCTTGTTATCGCCAGCTTGTAAGGCGTCTGAAAGGTCTTTGTAAGCCTCTAGACGGGCGATGTAAGCCTTGCCAGGTGGTAGTACACCTGCAGCGTCCTCAGCAGCCTTCTGACCCGGTTCATCAGAATCAAACCAAAGCAATATTTCTTCATAACCTTGAAGAAACTCTAGGTTTTTCTGTACTGCTTTCTTGGCTCCTGCCGCACCACTAGGTAATGATACTACAGGCCAACTTGGAAATAGCTCTGCATAAGACACACAATCAAGCTCACCTTCAGTGATGATTATACGCTTACCACTGTTACTCCATAAATGTTGTCCAAAGAATGTACCAGGAGATTCTCCTTCATAAGTAAACTGCTTGTCTTTAGTTTTTATCTTAGCACCTTTTACAATGCCAGATGGATCGTGATAGTAAAACCTTAACTTGTCTCCATCACGATATATTTTAAATTTCTCACATGTTGCTTGGCTTATCTTACGTTTCTGCAGCCGTTCGGCTGAGCCTTTGATTTCCAATTTGTTATTATTGTGAATGTGTACAGGTTCCTCATCACCTTGAGTATAAGTATGACATACAAAACAATAACTGTGGTCAGTATAGATAGCATTGCCATCTGATGATCCACAATTATCGCAAGGTCCGTGTCTTATAAACTCAGATGAGCCAGTCGATTGGTATGTTGTGGAATGATGTCCACGGTATGTTGTGTTTGTCACACCATTTTGCGTATGTTGTTTTTGATCCTTTACTAATTTTATTATATGGAGACTGGAAGACCATACGTAAATCAAGTTCAGGGTGTTGTTCTTTTACATTCTTGATCTTACGTCTATCTTCAGCTTCCCAATAACCTTTACATTCTAAATATACACCATTAGGTAATAGAAAATCAGGAGTGTAGATATGCTGAATGATATAAGGAACCTTTGTTGATTCATACTCATATTTAACACCCAGCTCACACATAAGATCAGCAACTCGTTCTTCGAGACCTGATCGAAATGCCATTAGAAGTCGTCTTCAACCTCCTCTTCAACAACAGTAGGTGTAACATTTGGTGCACTTTGCTTGAAACCTTTAGTAGTTCCAAATAGTGCAGCTACATCTTCAGTACTCATATCTCCTGCATCCACTCCAGCAGCACCGCTAAGTGCAACGATCTGTACTCCAAGTAGTTTAAGACTTGTACCGTAAGTAACGCCATCACGCATCACATAAGGTTTCTGATAGAACGCTAGGTTTACCTTTGTTCCACTATAAGCAGGGATGTTTGTATCAGTAATAATTGTCCCTTCAGTGTCAACTACAGGGGGCTTTTCATCCTCAGGCCAGCTGAACTTAATTGTGTATTGTCCTTCAGATACCTCTTCCCATGGTTCAGGTCGTAGTGTTGAACGCTTAGGGTTTTTTAGTTTGGATTCGCACCATTTTAAGTTTTCTGTACGTTCTTCTTCGAGACTTTCTACTACATCTTCAGACACTAAAGCTTTTAGGCTATAGCCAAACTTAGATGGTTTCAGTATAGCTTGGAATCCTTCAAGGACTACAGGCTGTTCAGTTTTGTGGATTGTACGTGGCATTTAACAAAAGAAGTAAGTGGATTCAATTACGGATTCCGGTTCAAGGTCTCCAATAATCGGTGGTTCAGTCTTTGCGCCTATTTGGTCAGCAAAGTCTTGTAAGTAATTGTGTTCGGCAAATAGGTGCATATATGTCTCTCGTACAATTGCACTGAGAGCAGACATGTCGGTAGCACGACACAATACAGAATCATGGATGAGAGCGATCGGTGCATTGAAAGCTAATGCACTGAAGTGGAGCAAGGAAGCATCGAGTGAATGTATTAAGTTAGGTGCTGTTGCATTCTTGTGGTGTTGTTTGTCAACTTCGTCACTATCTTGTGTAGCAACTTCTAACTCACAACGACCAAGCAGTTGTAATTTAACTGTTACAACTTCTTTTTTCATAAGTTTTTGATTAACAACAAAACCTGATGGTGTAGACCAAGTTAGTTCTGTTTTACCCAAGTCAATTGCTTTAGCAACCTCCTCTTCAATCCAACTCATGACAGCCATAGGACCAGGTACGACCTCATCCATAGCATTTCTAACAGCCTCAACAGTTTTTGTCAAGTCATCTTTATCAATCTCAATACCCTTTTCTTTTAGTGCGTCCTTGATGTACCCACGATTTGAGAAAGGTTTTGCATTATAAGGTACGGTCATCACTACTCTTTTGACTACCTTTCTATCCATATAATTACGAATAGAATTAGGGCAGAAAGGAGTAGCAGTACGAGCGACGACAGCATAAGCATCCTGTGGTTTATCAGATGGTATAACATTAACAAGACTAGCAGTATTCTTATCTTTAGCAAGACCTGCTAGTATCTGTAACCCGCTACAAGTAGCATCTGTGGCTACAGGCAAACTTGTAAAATTACGATCACACTTAAGCACACAATGATAATACTCATCACATGCTGCCAAAAACTGCCATGGCTCATCAGCTACTTCCCAGTCGTGAATGTGTAAGATAGGATCACTAGCGACACAAGATATAAGATGAGTATTATCCTTTACCCAATCTAATCTTTCTTGCATTGTAGCTTTATCTAGACCATACGTAGTTGCTACTTGAAATGCTAACCAATCTTCAGCTTCAGGAGTCATGTAAGACGGTTCAGCAAAAGACAATAAACTTTTTCCAAAGTCTGTGTCTTGTGGTGTTAAGAATGAAGGGATTGGGTAAGCTCTACCTCTGTAATCAAAAGACCAAGGAATAAAGAATTTATCTTTACTCTTAAATCTTTGTACAGCTTCCATTGTCATTCTTGTTCTACATGACTTCTTAAACTCTTGAGCTTGTAAATTGTAAACAGCAGCAGCTTGTCTGTTATAACTATGACGAGCTTCTTTATTATCTGCTATATCTACAGGCTTAGGAGGTAAGTCATGCTGAATAATAGGGAGAAACTTACCGACAGCTCGTTCCAATCTATCTAGTTCTTCCGCTACACCCACAGTGAATGGGTTTAGACGATAAGCAACCTTCTGAATTCGGTTCAAAAACTCAATAGGTCTCTCTCCCTGTATACATCCGCCCGTACCGCGTCTAACCATATCATGGCCTCTCATCACCTCATTTAGGATGTAACCGCCACATTTTTCATGTGTCCAGTCATTAGGTTCAATAAGCATTGGCCATGCAAGTGGGCTGAATAACTCAGCATCACGCATTACTGCGTCCTTGATCTCAAGAAATTCTGCAGTCGGTACAACATATTGAACACGTTTACGTCCTTCTTGTTGCATGTCTTTTGTGAACCACCCGATGCTTTGCATGATGCAGTCAAGTAACCAGCCTCCAAGTTTAATGCGATTAGCTCTGCCCCATGCATCCCATTGTTTAACGTCATAACGATTCATCAAAGTACGGATCACAACTATTTTTTGTTGTGTACCTATTGAACGATGCCAATAGTTCTCTTTTAATACATGTAGAAGTCCTGGTGCATGTTTTTCGTAGTGTCTCATTTGACACTCTTGCTCAACAGCAATACCTATGGCATCACACACATTTACTGCTTGATTACTTTTATCTTTATATGAAAAGACTTTATCAAAAGTTAATTTAACAGCTAAAGCAGCAGCAGCAAGAGGCTCAACATCAGCAAGATACCGTTGAATCTCTTTGAATGTTTTACCTGCTTCACCTTTAGTCAACCTAGTTGTAGTATTTTCAATACGTCTAACCACAAGAGGCAACAAGGTATCAATAGAAGCAGCCCCATATACAGTAGCAGACGCATAAGATTTACTCTCTAAATCGTAGGTGTTCTTATGTAAACGCTTGAGACCTTGTGAAATAGCATCACGCTCAAATTGGATCTGTTCGTCTATTTGTGCTGGTGTTGGCAAATAAATCCTCCTCTGCGTCCTTGTGATCGGTGAATGTGTAGCATTGAGCTAGTTCAGGATAGTCCTCACTAAACTCTTCAAACTGTTCAATCGTAATCAGGCTCATAATTAGGGGTGATAAAGTGTAAACTGTTTTCAGTGCAGACAACAATCTCGCTGCCTTTTAACATTAGCTTTTTAATCTTGTTATCAGCAGCATGACGTTTTTGATAGACATATTCTTTTACTTTGCCTTTAGGTGTTGTTTCTCGGATAATACAACATACAGAACTAGGTAGCTCCCAACCACTTAACTTCCAATCACAAAACTCACCATAAGTTGGTGCATAAAGGAACTCATCAGGTATTTCCTTCCATTGTTGCCAATTATTCGGCAAATAAGGTTTCTTGTTATTCATTTAGCTCTAAATAAACATCTCTTAAGTATTGTGATCCACCGGACAATTCAACTGCAGTCCATATGGCTACATCTGAATCGGGTGCTAATAAATATCGCACCTGACCATCTGTTGTAGTATAGCACCACGTCTTAAGATTCTGTTTCTTTAGCATTAGATTTACGTGCTTTGGTTGTTCGTTGCGTCCTTGGTTTAGGAGTTGTGAATGTGTCGCGTTCTGCTAACTCTTCATAAATTGCTGTCCATTTATGATTAGGATAGTGATGAAGAAAACATAAGATAGCGTTCTTGATGAAGTAATCATCATCATAAGATTTAGATTGCATAGTTAAATGATGTCGTCTGGTTTAATGTACTGTGCCTTGAGAGCCTCTGCACGCTCCCTTAGTCTCTTTAGTTGTCTTTGTACCCACAGCGTTTGAAAGCCTGCTGTGGGCGCTTGTGGACGTGTCTCAGGTGTCATCTGATGCTATCTCGATAGAATGAATTGTATAATCTAGTTTGTTGAGACGTTCTACTTCTTTGTCCATTACTTTTTCAGAACCGACAAACAATGAACGCATCTCATTTAAAAAATTACAGTAGTAGTTAATCCTGATCATTAATTTATCTTATCAAAGAATGGATGGTTAAAGAATTCAGGATATAGTTTAGAGTTATCCATAATTTGATTGGCAATTGCATCAATGTCATGCCTTTCACCCTCTCCAATGAGTTGTTCAACAATCAATTGATAAGCATACTGAGCTGCAAACTTATCCAAACCATAGACATATTCTGCTGACATAGTGTTCATTTAGTTCTCCTGTAGTAGTTAGAGCTAACACGATTAGCTCGTTGATACACTGTTGCTGTGGCAAATAAGCCTACCATTCCAATAATGGCAAGGATGATTGTTGTTTCAGTTGGCATAAGTCGTTGCTGCGTCCTTGTAATGCGAAGTGAATGTGTTGAATGTGAAATTCCCCCAGTATTGTATTATTAATACTGAGGGATTACGATTAGTTAATAATAATAATTAATTAAAAGTTACGATTGAAGAAATAGTATTCACTATCATGATAGATTTCAAAGTAATCATATTGCATTGATTGATGCCATACTAATTCCCAATCAATTGCAGTCTGTAGGAATACTGGCATCGCATCGATTGCTTCACTGTAGCAGTCACTTAACAAGTCCTCACAAAATGTTGACTCGTCACGATAACAGCCAGAGTAAGCATCATCTAACGTTTCTTCGTTGTCGATACCATAGCCTTCAAGTTCTTGAATGATGGTATCAACCTTAGACACACTGTCGATGCTAAACAACTCGCTTACACGTTGTTGTAAATCAGTCAAATCAGAAGTAGTAGTCATCATAGTGTTGTGAATGTGTTGTTTGATTAAAGACAATAAATCAACCGACAACCGTTGTTAAATTACCCTTGCAATAAGCATTTACAAACTTACCGAATGATGTGATACTTCCAAAGAATACATCAATGATTGCTTCTTCGTTAACATTATCATAGAGATAAGTTTTATCATTGTTTTTGAATTGTACCATCACTTGATTAGTAGATGGGTTGAGCAAGATGTTACGAACAGTTGAAGACTCGATGGTGTTAGGCTTGAAAAACATGGTGATAATTAGGTGAATGAATAGTTAGTTGGAAGTGTTGAATCAAGCAGCATTAAGCTGAAGCTTGAACTCTTGCTTTGTACGTGTAGCGTTTACACAGTTACGATTGAACCACAAACCCAAAGAGATTGAAGGGTTGTAATCAAGGTTAAGCAGTGCACGACGTGACACGTTAGTGTAACGATACCATGAACCGTTCTTCATTTGAACGTTACAAGTACCACGCAATACATCAGTGAAGATGTAGCTGATGAATGCAGATGATTGATAGGTAAACATGTGTATGTGAAATAAGGTGAATAGTGGTAGACTTGAAGTCTACATCCAACCGCAAAGGCTGGAGGTAAACATCAACCGTAAGTGTACATAAACTCAGACAAAGGATTCTCTTCGTCTGTACAGGTTTCTTCTATTAATTGAGCATGAGTCAAAGATTGAAGATAAACAAGATATTCTTTTGGTGTAAACTCACCATCCTCAAGTGTTGAGTCATGGCACAAGTTGTCGTACTCTTTATAAAGAGCATCAACCAGTTGTTGATGAGAATAGTCAGTTGGAAGTGTTTTCATGAATTAATAATAGCAGATGAAAGAGAGTAAGTCAAGCGGTAGTGGACAGTTTACATACCGCACATGAACTCGCTAAGTTCATCGTTGTACTGTTCTTCAGTATCAAACTGTCTGCCATGAATAACACATGGAAATGTTTTCTTTGTAGCTTTAGTTTGTGTATCTTTTATATCGTAACCCATCTCAAGTAGGTTGTTCACGTAAGGGTTGTTTGTTTTCATACTCATAGTATGGCACGGATTGGCGGGAAAGTCAAGCGATGGTGGACAGTTAATTGAGTGGCTGATAGTACACATGTTTTACACTCTCGCTTATTTCATGATGTTGAATCCCGTTAATCTTTGCTGGTTTGTTACGCTTACCTCTTGGCACCTTGTTACACCATAACAATGTCTTCATAGGTTTACTACCAAGCGTGAATGTGGTTTCTTTTAGTTTCATTTAGTTGTGATCTGTTCGATAATGTGAGATGGGAAATGTTCATGGATATGGTTGATACAATCGTCCATATCTATACACTCTTCAATAGTAACAAACGTTAATTTGTTTGTCCAGCTATCTTCAAGAATTACAGAAAATGTCATTAATTAGTTAAAGATGAAGGTTGAACAATCACAAGCTTTCACACCATAATCTACTAAATCATGATACTTCTCAAAACGATTGTCATCCTTTACTTCATAACAGAATAAACCTTCGTTATCAAGATCAAGTAGGAATTGAGCGATGATTCTATCATACTCTTTATCCCCAATGTAATCAAGAATACTCCAATCATCATTGATTAATCCTGACGCAAGTTCAGTTGGTAGTGTGTACTCTGTTCTCATTAGTTTGTGTTAGTGAAAGGTTTGCGTGAATGTGTAAAGAATTAAACTCCCATAAGTTCAGACTTAGCGTCATCTTTAATTAACTCTAACTCATCCACAACATCATCAACATAATGTTCTGCAATATCTCGGAAGTCAATCTCACTAACTGCAGAGTTCAACATGTCATTAATGAAACCATTTTGATCACTTGGTGATAGTGAATACTCCACAACTTCTTCGACAGTAGATTTAATATATTCTTCGATGATATCTAAAACGTCACAGTTATCTTCACAATCCTCGAACAAATGCATTTGATCAGTGAACTCAAAGTTCTCAAACCAAAGATTACATAACCATGTCTCATAGTTAGTCCAACCGTTGTACTTCTGAATGTTCATTAGGGTTTCTCCCTTTGTTTGTATGAATACAATATAGCACAGCTTCAAGGAATAGTCAACCCCTTATTGCACCAATCTCAATGAACTCATCATTACCTACGATTTAATTAGATATACTTATTTCACACGATTAACACACGTCAATGATGCAAACCCGTAACGAGTTAGTGTTACTTAGCAATTCGCAGACAGATGTTTTGAGAATCATTATCATTACCGTTATTTAATACTGATACGGATTCGTATCGTGCACTATTTAACACTAACCCGCTCGCACTTCGTGCTCGCTTTCCCCGCACGATTTACCCGGTACAATATATTTTACACGGGCAATCCGGCGGGCGGAGTGAGCGTAGCGAACGGAGCTAATTAATTGTTTATACTTTATATTTAAATTAATTCTTAATTCTTAGACCCCCTATGGGGGATTAATTGTTAATTCTTATTAAAAACTACTGCTGAGACATTTTTGTCATTTTTTTACGACCACATAGCTGCATAAGTAAGGGGGAACTGTTCTTTAAGTAAGGTTTTGACCCCTTCTGCGATCAATTGATGTTCATATTGAGTACCGTTTGCGCCTCTTAGGGCAGTATAATGAAGCCAGGAGCGTAAACTACCTTTCATATAAAGTTTAGTAGGTGTTGAGAGGGGGAGAACATCTCTTGCACATTCTTTAGCGACACCAGCAGCGAGCATTTCATTATAAAGCTGACGGGATTGATCAAAAAGGTCTTGAGTACGAATTTGGAACTCTTGCTGAGTAAATTCATTAAGATCATCAATACTATTTTGTCTATTTGAAGTATCTTGTCTTCTAAAGTTAGGAAGTATGGGAGTATCAATTACTTGAGCGTATCTTTGGGAGAATTCTTGAAAACTAAAGGATCTATGTCTTAATATTTGACTAGCAACACTTCGGGTTGTGTCTATTTGTACACACATATCAACCATTTCAAAGGGTGACCAATGTTTATGTTTAATGAGGTACTTAATTAATTTAACATAATCAGGATTATCTTGATTATTAGGATTAGATACTCTAGCCATATAAGCTAGTAATTGTTCAGCATCGGGTGTTACGTGAACAAGTTCTACGTTATGCATACAGTGGTATAGGGTGTGTAATAATTAATAAGGTAATGTATTGAAGATATAATAAGTACTCTATAATACCTTAAGTAAGGGTGTCTTTTAAAGTTTAAAGAAAGAGGAGTAATGAGAGCTTGTCTCGAATTACTCCTTTTCGGGGAGTTGGGTCCACCCTTCCCTTCCCCCCTATACATCCGCCCATAAAAAAGTAATAATTTATACCCAAGTAGGGATAGAATTTTTACCGTTACCTTTAGCTTGTTGTCTTTGTTCTAAGTTCATACCAAAGACCATATGATTAGCAGAAGCTTGAGGATCATCAAAGAATTCTTCTAGCATTGAATTCCATTCAGTACGTTTACGATCTTTAATAGCTTCAAGAGCAGAGATACCCATTGCATCTGTGTAATATTGTACACCTTGAGCTAACGCATCTAATCTATCATCGTGACGGATTGCACCTTTTTCACGGCACATGCGACTCATCTGATAGAAGAGCATGTAGAGGAGTCGTTCTTCAGGAGCTGCATCTGGATTCGACTTGAAATCCCACTCAATAACATTACGATCAATGATAAGACGATGCTGATTAAGAACAGGTTCCAAGCTATCAATGATTCGGTCTTCTTTTCTAACATTAGCGCGTACTTCTTCGATGTCTATACCTTGTTTAGTTTGTTGCATATGTTTTTTAAACAACTCAGAGACAATACCATCACCAAAGTTAGTTTCAATAAGAAGTTTAGTAACACCAAACTTTTTACAACCTTTTAGAATATCGAGTAATGTATTGTCGGAGTATCCGTCCCTATAAGCACGCATGTCGTGCAAGTACAAATAACCGTTGCGTTGAGAGATATAAGCCGCTGCCGTTTCATCCGATCCACGACCCGACGGATCAACAGAGCAGATTGTTTCTTGGTAAGGATCCCATGTTCCTTGTAACTGCATTGGAGAGTAGAAATAATCTCCAGGGAGTCCAACAATGGGGAGGTCTTTGATAACGTTTTGTGGATCGGAACACCATACGATGGATTCGGGAGCAGTAGTGGGGTTAACGCTAGTGACGATAAGGTCAGAGCATTTAAGAGGAAACTTTTCAGCATCGGATAAACTCGTGTCTAACATGAACTGCAACATAAAGTTGCTACGACCCATTGAAGCTTCACGTTCAATCAGGTCATCATTATCAAATCTATCATCTGTTACATCCCATTGTTCAGCACCAGCATCAATATCTTCTACCAGTTGAGGCGCTAGAAGACCTTCGTATTGAGTTACCTTCCTAGGATACCTAGCAGGCCAAACAAAGGGCTTGTAGCTCCTCTCAGCTAGCTTACGGTAGACAGTAAATGTTGTCTGAGGTGTACCTAGAAACATAATACGACTATCATTTTTGGGAGTAAGGATAGATTCAGCTTCAGTACATAATTGTAGAAGCTTTTCCCTCATAAATTCTGTCATTGAGTTACCAGGAACTTCAATATCGTCAAGGATCATTAGATCAGCACGAGAACCTGTAAGCTGACCAGTAATACCCACTGATTTAACAGAAGGGGCTTGGTGAGGGGAACAAGCCACATCAAATGAGATACGACTCCAACGGGAGTCATCAGATTTAGGGCGCAAATGAACCAACCAAGGTGTTTCAATGATTAATTTCTGTAGGAAGATTGACATGTTATCTGCTCGTTCTTTAGAAGCAGATATGATCATTATTTTCTTTTCGGGGTTATTAAATAAAGTCCAAAGAACAAAAGCACCAGTAATCCAGCTCTTACCAACTCCCCTAAATGCTTGGATTTGTAAACGCTTTGGACCATGTTGAAGGTAATCAGCAATTGCATATTGAGCACGTGTAGGGTTTGGTAGATCTAATTGACTCCATAATGCTTGTAGGAATAGCTTAAAATCGTCTTTAAGGAGGTCTAAAGTGTTCATAGGTAGAATCTAGCGTGTAGGGGGTTAGGAGGGCTTACAGACCCAATGGAGAGGCCATACGAAGAGCACCACCGAAGAAACTTAACGCTTGTTTGCCAAGGTATTCTAATTCGTTAAGTGGATCTTTAATAATTTTATCAGCTACAGTAGGGTTAGCTTGGCGTTCTAGTATAGCTTGCTGTTGTCTAGGGGCATCAGTTAGAGTACCACTAGCAACAGGTGTACTATCAAGACCTACTTCACCAACAGCTTCATCAAGTAAAGTACCACCAGCACCTACCAAATCACCAGCCATAGCCTGTCCACCTGCAACATAAGCTGTAACTCCAAGACCAATTAAAGGTAAAGCTCTAGCTGCTTTCATTCGCATAGAACCACCTTTAAATTCTGGCAATGGTCTATAAGTTTGTATAATATTTTCTTCAGGTATATTTTTAATTACACCTTTCATTTCAGCAATATCTTCTGCTGTATTAGTAGCTTTATAAGCATCCTTAAGTCTAGGATCTAATGCTCTAATAGCTTCAACCCGTGGTGAATCAGTTTGAATACCAACTTTTACATCTTCTAATTGATCCGTAATACGAGGTGCTAAGGCTTCTACTAAGGCATCAGCATCAGCGGTTTCAGCTGCAGTTAATGTTTTAGAATAACCTGCAGTACCATAACGATGCGCTGTTGTAGATGGGTCAGTATTTTTACCAATACCTGAAAGTTTTTCTAAACCTGTAGCCCTATCATCAGCTTTATGTGCAAAGTTAGAGAAGGCCGTATCACCACGTACAGTACCAGTAGGGCCTGAGTATTGCCCAAACCGCATTTGGAAGCGATCTTGTAATCTTGCTACAGCATTACGTACAGTATCACCAGACACATTTAAACTAAAATCACCACCAGTACGTTGCTGTACTAAATGATGTATAGTATCATCAGGTAATAGCTCAAAAGCCCTCATAACACGAGTCTCTTGATTTCTAATGGCTTTCATCAAACCTTTTGGATTATTGACATTTTTTTCCATAATGTCACCATAAGATTCTGTATCAAAATCTAAGTTACTTAAAGCTTTCCTTACCTTTTTTAAATCGGAAGGTGCAAAACCTGGTACAGGTTGCTTGGCAAGTAACTTCTGTTGTACATCGATTAACATATTTCTTGTTATATCGTGTAACTGAGCCAACTCTTTATCCATTAATTAATATACTCCATAATTAGTTTTTCACGGAGTCTATTAACTCCAAATTTGTCTCTCATCCAACTAAGGACGGGTGTACTTCCTTTATCCTGATTACATCTGGTACAGGCGCATACAACATTTGTTGCAATATCTTCACCCCCACGAGAACGAGGGTGTACATGGTCAATAGATAATTGACTGAGGTCATAAGATTTTCCGCAATAAATACAAGTATGGTCAAAGTGTTCCTTAATAGAGCGCCTCCATAGGCGCTTAGCTTCTGGTGAGGTCATGGCTATTAAGTTGTATAGGTAATCGTTAGGTGTAGGAAGTAGTGGGGTCATGCGCGTCCTTTACGTGCTCTGTTTTTTGATGCTTTTTCGAGGAATGTTTTACCATTTTTCTTATGGGATACATCCTTGCCATCACCGTTACCGTAAGTACCACGTTTACGGTTTTCTTTATTTAATTCAGACCGTTTAGAAATCTGTAATTTAGAGCTATCATATTTCTTTTGATATGATTTATAGTTACCATTAGCGTATTTAGCGCCACTATAGTTAGACTTTCGAGCCATAAAGTCTCCGTTGTACAAGTTCAGGATTAACTTTCGGGATAAGATTTGATAGTTGCTCTAGTTGGTTACCTTCTAAAGCAACACCACTGATATCATTCTTGGCTAACCAATCACAAGCTGCTTTTAGATCTTGTGTGGAAGCCTCACCCGATTTAATACGGGCAAGGAATTCCTTTGTGACAAGATTATGCAACTCGTTAAATTGGTCTTCAGTTGCTTTCTTTTTTGTCATTAGTTCTTTCAACTTTTTTAGCTGCTGGTGCTACAAGAGGTTGGATAGCATAACGAGTTTGGTTAGGTTCATGTACAAGATGAGTAAGACCACGTTCTGCTTTTTCCTTATTTAAATAAGTACCAACTAAGTTACCTGTGTACAAATCAATAATTTTGTAAGTCATGTTTCGTTTACTTTGTTTGGACCTTGAGCTTTTTTTGGTAACTGATAACGATAAGGGTTTTCAGGATTACCTTTTTTATTTTTATCACCACGGCGTTGTTTTAGTGTTTCTTCTTTCATCTGTTGGATGTAAGATTTTTGTCCACCACTTGGCATTTTAAGAACTCCTCAATGCAATTTGATCTAATTTGTTTTCAATACGTACCATATGATCCTCCATTCTGGAAACAAGAGCGGCTAAATCAGTTTTAGATACGTATTCTTGAGCTACTGTTAACTCTAAGTTGTCAATGCGACGGTCTAGACCACTAATGCGATCATGTACGTTGCCTATTCTGTTATGAATTCTATTATTCAATGCTGCGCCACCGGCAATGATTGCAATTACAGCAGCTACTATCGATTCCATTGTTACTTAGCTGGGAATAGACCGTTTTTAATGAACTCAACTGCTTTATCATCGATATCATTATCAGTTGATTCAGCAAGTTTAGTTAGAAGATCAATAATCAGTGTTTTTACTTTTTCTGAGTTAAGGAATGAAAATAGGATTGGTCGGATTAGTGTAATCATGATAGTTAGTTAGCGGGTAATGGTGTGTTGCCTTCATCTAGCCATTCTAGATACTGTCTTTTTTCAGTACTGTTTACATCCAGATTAATCCAAAATATTTCATTTGGATCATTAGGATTTAATTTCAGTATAGCGTTTGGCTGGATGTTTTCTAGGTCATCAAATGGTACATTTTTATATTGCATGTTTAAAGCTCCGCGTCAATTTGAATGTCATTAAGAGCATAACTAACGTCTGAGTGATACGCAGTACAAACATGTCTATTAATGTAGTTTGCTATAAAACTGCCATTCATGCCCGAAACAGTGTAAACAAAAGAGCTCGGTGTGTCTCTCATAGTTACTGGCATGTGGACTAGGGCCATAGCATTGTTGGAACCGTACCGACTGGAGTACATAAAGTTTTCATTGCGATAGTAATACCTTTGGCACTTAGCAAGTTCAGTAGTCAAATCTGTGTGCTCAAAAGGTGTAGCAGTAGAACCCATTTCTAGTTGAACGCCAGTCATTTCAAATGTATTCCCTGTAGTGTCAGCCCAAGTATTAGCGGCAGTTGCAAGTCCAAATTTGGATGGGCTTGTAACCCAAGTGTCGGCTGAAGAAGCATGATAATCAGTACCAACATCAAGTCCAAACATAAGTTCTAGGCCGGGCAGAATGCTAAAACCATTCCAATCTCCGTTAGCTGTGCCAGGACCAGCTATTGTCACTGTAATATAATTCCAATCGGTATTAGGTATATTATATTGAGTAGTATATGAAGTAGCGGTGTCGTTTGCTACATCGTTTCTTATAGTTAATGAATAATTACCAGTAACACTAGATTTTACCCAAAAGGAAATAGTAATAGGTTTTGCATTAGCCTTGCCATAATCTAATTGATAGGAATTAACTCCTTCAATTTTTTGAGCAATTAACAAATAATCATCTACACCCACAGCACTTCCTGTAGTTCTTGTCCATTTCAGTGATGTGTTAAAACCAGGCAATCCGCTTGCTGTGCCACGCTCAATAGTTAGAGCGCTCTTAGTAGAATAATTAATCCATCTATCCAAAATAAATGAACCATTGGTTGGAGTTGATAAAGTAGTACCTCTTTGTGCAACCCTCATGTCACCGTTGATAAGCAGGTTTCGATGACCTAATTTATCAGTAAGATCATTTGCAATTTTGGGTAATGTTACAGCATCATCAGCAATCTTAGCTGTAGTGACGTTAGCGTCAGCAATCTTAGCTGTAGTTACAGCACCGTCTTGAATAGCACCAGTTGAAAAATCACCACCTACAAGTTTAACAAATACCCACTTCTCTCCGTCATATTCATAAATATAATTATTCGAGCCTGTAAATTGATCACCACTTGATGGTGAGTTTGGGAAATTTAATGTCATGATGTAGTTTGTATTGTGCTTTCTAGAGTTTCAACTTTTACCTTTAGCTCCTTAATTGCTTCAATAAGTGCAGGTACAAGTTTACCGTAGTCTACACTTATAGTAGTACCAAGCTGTTCGTTTAAGGTTTCGGGGTTTTCACCAGCAATTTCGTTATGCACGTTTTCAGTAATTACTTCAGGGAAAACTGCTTGAACTTCTTGAGCTGATAATCCTAGATTAACGCCAGGACCATTAGCTCTAAGCTCTTGACTGTTATCTTTCCATGTGTAGTAATAACCATTAAGTGTTGATAGTTTATCTAAACAATTTTCTGGTGTACCTTGTAAGTCCTTTAGACGTTCATCAGAAACATTAGGGAATGAGGTTCCAGCTACAGCACCGTTAGTGTATAAACCATAATAAGCTGATGTAGACCAATAACCCATCAGCGCATAAACACTATTATTGATGCTGTAGGCTAAAGCTCCAGCGGAAGCATTACTAGATGATTGTTGCGATCTAGCATATAGTGCATAACAGCTATCGGAACCGGTATGCCCGTAAGCATTACAGTATAATGCACCATAATGTTGTCTAGCTTCAAAGTAACCAGCGTAACTAGTACTTGAAACACTGTAGAGGTTACCGCCGGTCGAACTAAGCCCGTTGAGCGATGAATCACCAATGTTTATTTTATTACTAATCCATACATCACCATCTTCCATTTGGATTTTGTCAGTACCAGAATCTTTACCAGTAAGACGACCACTAAAGTTAATATCACCTGTTGAAGTTAATGAAGATACAGTATTAGCTGCTGTAGATTCAACATAAGTACGGTCTAGTTTTGCAGGAGTTACATTAGCATCTAGAATCTTAGCTGTAGTAACTGCATTATCTGCAACCTTAGGTGTAGTGACAGCACCATCTAGAAGCTTAACTGTAGTTACACCATCATCTGCAATACCACCAGTCCAGCTTGGGTTTAATTCTACCCATTGAGAACTATTAGTATCAACATAGTAAACAAAAGATTTACCAGAATCAGAGTCATACCAAATCAAACCATCAGTAGGATTTGATGGTGGTGAATCTCCTGAACTTGTTGTTGGTAATACTTCTGACCAAGTATCATTTTTTCTTGCGTATTGTTTACCATCAGATGGTGCTTCCTCTGTATAATCAATAGACAGCTTAGCAGGAGTAATTGCTGCATCAGCTACTTTTGCTGTAGTAACATTTGCGTCTACTATTTTAGCTGTAGTTACACTATTATCAGCTAATTTAGATGTAACGACAGCGCCATCAAGTATTTTTGAAGTAGTAACTGAGTCGTCAACAACACCAGTCGCTACAAATTCAGCAAATTCATTTAATAGCTCTTGGTTAATAAATAACGCTTGGTCAAAATTATCATTTAAATCTGGTGCAGGTATGGATGAACCTGAGAAAAATCTTGATAAAGTAGTGTCAGGATCTGTTTCCCTAAAGATTCTTACTGCTGTACCATTAGCAGGTGCTGTATTAAATGTAATAAGTGTTGGTGTAGACTCAGTTACAGTAAATGCAGTAGTAAGTACTTGGTTTAAAGATACTTTAATATCTGAAACAGCTAAAAACGGGAATGTAAATACAAATTGAGTATCACTCCCGTTTGCTGTATATTTGTTTTCAGTTGTTGCCATAGTTAGTTACGAATATTTAGAATTGAATCATCAAAAGTTTCACCAACTATATTGGCTTCTTCTGTTAGTTCTTTTTGAACTTGACGTAGCTCCAGTGCAGCATACATATCTGCATCCATATCAGCAAAAGCAAAGTCCTCTGCAGCACGTCTAGCTTCAGATAACCTAGCATGTATATCATGCCATTTCTTTAGAGATACTTCATCTGATTTATATCCTTGGTTACGTAGTTCACGTAGTTTTTCAATACTCTTCCAGTCACCAGCATCACGCATAATTTCTTGAATAGCTTCTTTAAAGAATCCACGCTCACCCATCAACCGGAATAGTTCAGAACGTTCAGTAGCAAGTAGTTTTACACCATTTTTAGATCTAAAGTTAGTGTTTATATCAAACTCCATTTCTTGTAAGAACTTCTCTTCAGGTGATTGTTCTGCATGTATTTTAATAGGACTATAAGCATTCCATACACGTTGTAAGAAGCTATAACCATTAGGTTTTTCACCAGTTACTGGACTATAAACATAAGGTTGTCTATTGGAAGAATCTAGTTCACCAGCAAACCTATTACGGTTTTCAAGTTGTGACATAAAATCATTTTCAACTTCCTTTAAACCTTCACTTAAGATACGACTCCATTCTCCACGTTGTGAAGCAAGAGGACCAAGACTATTAATAAAACCAGCAGACCAACGTGTCATTGCACCTTCGTTACCACTAAGAATATCAAGTAACGGTTTGATAGTAGATAAACCAGTACGATCAGTAACAGCAGCACCAAAGACAAAACCTATTTTAGATAAGAAGTTTTCTACAGCTGCTTCACCAAGCATATCAAAGTTATCAACAACATTGACTGTAAGTGCTATCCAATCAGCAACCGGTCCCATCCAATCATATGAGTATCGTTTGCCGTCAAGTCCCTTAACAGTACGTTTTTGCCAATCAGAGTTCTTTACTCTAGACATTTGTGTTTCTTTATCGTAAAGACCATCACCAGTAATACGGTCATTCATAATAAGACCAACAGTACCTGTTACGGCTAATGCACCAATAGCTTTACGACCACGTGTCATATACTTAAGATCAGCAATTTTATTTTGCTTAGCAATAGTATCCATACTTTCAATATCGATATTACGTGCCTTAAGTAATTGATCGATACGTTCTTCGTTACCAAGCAGATCATCTAGTTTAGTATAAGCTAGTTCATTGATATCACGTTGAAATGGTGTCCAAGGACCATACTTACCCATCATATCAATCATGTTCATACCAGTTGTGGGGAACATAAGAAATGGACGCATACCAGGTACTGTGTTTACAAGATCACCAACACCTTGTGCTAATGGTGTGTCTAGGTTAAGAGCCATTTCACTATTGGCATATTTAACAGCTTCGTCTTTTAACAAGCCATTATCACCAAACATCTCTTTATAATATTTATCAGCAATAGGTTTGACGTTTTCTTTAGTAATGGGTTTACCAGATGCTACCAGTTCATCCATTGCACGGAATCTAGCTTCAGCTGATGCATTAAATACACCAGTAAATCCATCCAATGCTGTCATAGCATTAGGTCCAAATCTAAGTACAGGGTCTTTACCTAGATCATTTAGCATTTCAATTTGATTTACAATATACTGTAAACCATCATCACCATCAGCAGCCTGTGCACGTGCTGCTTGTTTAAGGAAATCTAACTCACGTTCTGATTGTAGTAACAAATCAGTACGAGTAACAGAACGAATTGAATCAGGTTCACGAGAAGCTTTTAAGAAAACATCACCAGCATAAGGTAATGCTTTACGCATAGTTTCTCCAACAGAACTATAAGCAATCCAACCACGTTGCAGAGCTTTTAGACCTTTACCAGATAATGCTGCACCAGCAAAATAAGAAATAGGTTGACTAACAATACCACCAAAGTTACCAGTAAGTGCTTGGATAGGAGTTTTAAATGCAGATAGAATGCTATTATAAACATTAGACCATACACCAGCAACTAACTTATTCTGTATTTCAGGATTAAGGTTAATAATCGCCTTACCTAAATCAGTGGTCATTCCAGCGATGTAGTTATTCATCTTAGTGATAGTATCAATACTACCATCAGTAAGTTCATAAGCCATCAAGAATTGATCCATTAGCCGTGGCTGATTAGCTGCGATCTGACGCATTGTATTACCAAACCTTTGAGCATCTTCAAAGATACGTTTAGCAGTTTCACCAGCTCCAAGTACAGTAGCTTCATTATAACCTTCGATATTCTTAAATCCATTCTGTACTTGTTGGATAAGATTCATCTTACGGTTTTTGTAGTACTTAGCAGAAGCAGATAATTGAGTGACATATTGCATCATATCAATGATCTTTTCTTGTGCTACTTCTACAGCAGCTGTACCTTCCATTAACCTTGCACCTTCAGAAAGGTCTGAGATGCGTCCAGAAAGGCTTCCAGCAAGGATGGACTGTGCCCTTGCTACATCCATACTGGTAAGGTCACTTCCGAAGCCTCTGAGAGCCTTAGCGGCCATAGCAAAACCACCTTCTGCTAGGATCTCCTTACCGTCATCAGTACGAGTAATAAATGGTTCTAATACTTTCCTTACATCTGCCTTACTCATACGTGGATCAAATAACTGAATTGCAAGGTTTTCACCTTCATCAATTACCTCATCAAAAGTAACCTTCCAACCGTTACCTTCCATACCAATACGACCAGCTTGATTCAGCTGATCAGCAAGACCAAGAACAACATCTTGTGCATTATCACCACTTGTTAGGCTATACTTTAATGCAGGTTCAGAGATTACATTACCAAGTCTACCATAAACAGTATCTAAGTTTTTAGCAACACGAACTGCATCTACACTAGCACCAACAACACCAAAGTCATCAACAGTACGGATACCAATTTCAGTGTAATCATACATATCATGAATACCTTTGATTGGTTGATCCATAGCAGGATTCATAGAATAACCATACATCCCCATCTCATCAAGAGCTTCCTCTTGTTTAATAGCAGATTGAATGACAGCTTCTTCTGGATCAGCAGAACTAGCAGGTGGTTTATTTGTATCTAACCATTTACGTGATTGAGGTGTTTCACCAACAAGTTTATTAGATTTACGTAATGCACCAGTAGTACCGACAATAGAATCAATAAATTTAACACTACCTAATGCTAAGTCAGTAACAAAACCAAGACCAATATCTTCACGTATATTCTTCTGACGTTTCATGTCAGGAGTATCACTATCCAAAGTAGCCATGCTATCAGGGATAAAGTCAAACGTTTTAGGAAACGCTTTCTTTAAAGTACCTGTAGCATTATCTTCTTCGTATTCACTACTAACAAGCCCTACACCTAAACCAGTTAGAGCTTCTACACCACGATCACCCATAAACTGGACAAACTTATTCTGTCCTACGGACCAACCCACACGTGTGTTAGCAGCAGTACCAGCAGATTTTAGTGCACTACCACCAATCAACATCGGTGTAACAACAGAAGAAATTTGTCTTACTGCTTGTGCTGTTTCGTTTTCAAATTTAGTAAGCTTAGGTATATTAACACCAGGAAGGACATTAAGAACGTCTACACCAAAGTCAAGTAAACTTGTAGGTACAGCTGCAGCAAGTTCAGCAGCATACCTAGGGTCTTCAGCAAACCCTTCTAGTTCACCACCTGTACCTGTAGCCATTTGCCTGCGGTTCCATTCACCACGACTCATTCCTTGGGCTTCGTAAAAAGAAAAGTCTTTTGTTTTGTCGAAGGGTTCTTCTTCTTGAGACTCCGTAGATATCTCTGCTTGTGGAGCTTGTTCAGGCTGTTCTCCCGTAGGAGTAGAGGTTTCATCTAGTTGAGTATCTTCAAGCTGTGCAGCCTCTTCTTGAAGCTGCATTTCAGCGTTGAATTCTGGAGATAACTCCATCTCACCTGGATCCTCCCTAAACCTCTCGTTAGGATCGTATTCCATAGTTTAATTTAATTGAGAAGCGATTCTTCTTCTTAAAGAATCGTAGTTACTGTAAGGTGTCATTGACCCACTACCAGCAGGAGCAGGTGCTAAGAAATCAATTGAAGCAATTGTACCATCATAACTCTGTACACTACCAGTACCACCTTGTTTACCAATAATCTGTCCTAATTGGATATTTTGCCCTATAGATTGTGAAGGTTTAGTTGGTAAGTGTCCGTATAAAACATCTACAGGTTTTCCAGTATCAGGGTCAATAGATTCAATGACTAAATAATGACCATAACCAGATCCATTAGCATTTACTTGGTATCCCCTATCTTTTACGATACCTGGTAATACTGCGGGAAAGTTATGATCTTCAAAAAACACATCAATACCAGGTTGGCCTGTATCATATGTTATAGAAGATACTTGGGAAGCGTAAGTTTTTAAAGGTCTAGAAACTGGAATAGACATAGGACTGCCAGCTCTCATTGATTCTGGTTGTCTAAAAACACTCGTATCACCAGACGTTTGAGACACACCTTGCTTTATTGCACGTATCCTAGCTTGTTCTCTTGCACGTGCATCAAACACCAACGCCCTTGATTCAGGGGTCATTTGTGATCTAACATCTTTAATTATTTGTGGTGGATCTAATGGGTCAAGATCTAAAGCTTCAAGTTGTGCATTAATAATTGTAAAAGGATCAGCACCATTACTAAAACCAGCAACAGCTACAACATCAAGAGGAATAGTAAAACCAGGTTTACCATAACCATTCATAATTGCTACTGCTTCTTCTTTAGTGATAATGCTTTCAGGTGTTTGTAAAACAGCGGGTAATCCTCTATCGTAAATATCTTTCTTTAGTGCAGCGTATCTACGGTTTGCTTTTTCTAGTGCTGGTAAGTTGCCTTTGTTAAGGTTAGGAAATTCTGAACTACCTCCAGCTTGATTAGGTTTACGATACCACAAACTTTGTGGATCACGTGCACCATTCTTTACTTCGTCAGCTAACTGCATACCAATTGTCTCAGCTGCAGTATTAAAGTCCATACCACCGGCTACAGCAAGATCAACACGCTTACGATATTCAGCTCGCATACGTCCCTGTAGGAATACACTAGCAGGTGTATTAGGTTTGTTTGAACCAAAACTGGTTACACCATTAGCAGCAGTTTTAAAGGAATCAGATTGATCTTTAAAGACACCTGTAGTGTATTTTCTATCTTGTGCTGCCTTACGTTCAGCTAAAGCTCTTCCGGCAGTAGGATCCAGAAAACTTAAAGCATCAACATCTTCGTTTTTAATAAAACCATCAGGAATAGCTTCAAGTTCTTCAATCCTTTTAGCTTTTGCTACTGCGTCATAAGTATAACTATTTGCAAATTTTTGAATTGATTGTGGTACTTTACCGTAAGCCTTTTGAAAAAATAGAAGAGCTTCCTCTGCAAACTCTTTGCTGTTATCTTGAGTTAAACCTTGTAAAAATCTTTTTTCATCTTCTTTATAACGTAAGTCATCAGCTTGAATCTGAGCATTACGATACTGTGTATCACCACGCTCCCGTGCCATCTTAATAGCACCCATTCTACCAGGGTTACTAACAGCAAAAGGTTGTCCTTTATTTACAGTAGCATTGGCGATCTGGTCAAGGGTGAATAAATACTCACCGTTAAGATCTCTTTGAAGTGCTAAATTTTCAAACCATTCATAAGCTTTTCCATAATCACCGTTGTTATTTCTTACAATTGTATTGAAAGAAGAAACAATATTTTGATTAAAGGCAGTGGGGTTTTGAGTTAGAATTGTAGTAGCATTATCTGTTCTAATCCCCTGCTCTATTTGTATCTCACGCTTTCTGGCTTGTGTCTGGATACCTTGGTTAACTTTATTAACAGCTGCTAACCCATCACGTATCATCTCAGGTTTAAGATTTAAGATACCAGATTTTTGTACGAAATCCCTTTTGAAATTAGTAATAAATGCTGCAGTACCAGCAGAGTCTAGACCCTCTGCTTCTAATAAAGCTTTGTTTAGTTGTTGTGGGTAGAGATTAGTTAGGATATAATTAGCCCTAGCTTGGTCTAATTTATAACGACCATTACTATCCAAAGATCTTGCTTTAGAAATAGCAAGGGGGTTACCATTTTTAGCTTCAGCTACATCTAATGCACTTTGACGTACTTCTTCTGTAGCTGCTAGTTCATACTCACCTAAAAGTTGTTGGATTACTGGGTCAGAAGTGGGGTCAAGGTCAAACTCATTAAGTGCTTGTTGAGCAAGTTCATCAGACTTTGCCTTTTGTATCTCTTCGTATTTTTTAGTTGCTGTTTCACTAAATTCAGAAATACTCTCAAAGATTTTAGATTGTGTTCTTTGGTCTATTTCTAATTGGTTCCTAGCAGTTTGTGCATCCAACTGCATTTGACGCATCTCAGTGTTTTGATTCTGAGTTTGAATCTCAAAATTTCTTTGGCGATCTGATCTTTCTGCTTTTTGGTTTGCTCTTACTTCTCGACTAATACGTTCTCTTTGAGAAATATCAGCTTCAGCAGCAGTACGCATACCTTGTACGACACGATTACTATCTTCACGCATACGTGAGATAGCAGCATCGCTTACTTGTTGAGGGGAGAACCCTCTAGATCTAGCGGCTCCCCTGTATTGTACTTGTTTAGCCATGGTTATTAAGTTACATTTTTATGTATTAGAAAGATGCAGGTACATTAAAGGCACCTCCAAATGCACCAGTATTAGATCCGAACGAACTGAAGCTCATACCGGAACCGATACTACCAGTACCGCCCCATGGACTTTGATAACCTCCTCCACCAATGCCACCTGCAATTGCTGTCGCAGCTGAAGTTAAGCCAGAAAATAGTGGAGCACTAACACTCTGTCTTGTAGGTGCTTGTACAGCTCCTGGTAATACTTTTTGAGGTTTAATAAAGATACGTTCAGGTGCTTGTTCAGGTTTCAATACTGCAGGCGGTCTTTCTGGTCTAATCATCATTGATGCTTTAGCACCCATATCAGCAGCATAACGCTGCATACCAATTTGTCTTAAGTTACGTTGTGATTGCTCAACAGAACTAGATAAACTAGCATCCATAATAGCAGCGTTACGTCCTAAAGATGCAATAGTAGATTGTAATGCTTTACCACGTGAATTACCAGATTGCCCTAATGCAGCTCTACCTTCATTCTGAAGTTGATCGACAAGCATACCCTGCCTGCTAAAAGCATCTTCAGTATAAAGCTCATTTAATGCTGATTGTTCAGATTCATAAGCCTGCTGTGCTGCAATATTGTTGTATGCCAGCCGACTTTCAGTATTTTCTACAGACTTACCGTACTGTTTTATTGCAGATAAATACTGATAATCTTGGATTTCAGTCTGATACCTCCAATTTCTTAGAGCAGTATCGTATTCATATTCTCTTTGTCGTTGATAGTTTGCTATATCAACTTTGAAGGCTTCCTTATTATATTCATTGGTAGCATCAGCTGCATCTTCTGCAGCTTCCATCTGGTCTTTGTAAGCTTTTTCAGCTTTTCTATTAGCTTTATCAGCTTGGTTGCTTCCAAAAATGCCACCAGCAATAGCAGAAATACCACTAACAATAGCCCCAGCACCAATTACAATGTTCATCTCTAGCCCAGATTCAGCTAGTTGTTCGTCTAATAGACTCCACCCTTTGGGATTAAATTCAGTGTCAAACATTAAGTCCTCTTATAAAAACGTGGGGAATAGTTACCTTCCCACATCATTGACACCAACGATACAGGGTATGGGAAATCACTTGTCACTTTTAATTCAAAATTAGTGTTACGTTGATGGATAGGTACAGTAAATATGTATTCAGGTTTTACTGGATTAGTTGATGCTTCATAATTATCAGAAACAGTTACAGACTTAAGAGCTATCCACTCTTGGGTACTGTTTAACTTTGTTTTAAAAGTTAATGCACCATTTCTATTAGCAGATAGTTTTATTCTAGCAATAGTTGTTACTGCTGTATAATCTGTAGTAACAGCATCACGTCTGTAATAAAGTTTAGGTAATACAACCTCAAAGTTAAAAGGATAACCTACGATAATACCATCAGCAAGGTTTGACTGATCTTTTTGTACTTCAAAATAATAATAAGAACCGTCATACTTAGGTTTACCTTCTAAAGCTGTACCTTCTTCTGCACCAGGTTTACCGATTAGTACAGTAGAATCCTTTTCAGTAATAGGTTTAAATGGAACATACACTTTTGTTACATCATTCACTGCATCATAACTAACAGCAGTACCTCCACCATTATGTTTTGGCCTACAAGCAAAATCTAAACAAGGACTACCAGAAACACTACTAGCATTAGCTGTAACTTCTCCAGTTGGAATTTCGTCTAGTGTTATGGTTTGTAGTGTATATTCATCTTCATGCTGTATAATTAATGTTACATCATCATTTAGAATATAAGCAGATTGAATAGTACCATTTACTTGCCATTTAGTCCAAGCTTGGAACTGATTTTTTTCTCCATCATTATAGTATCTAAATAGATACATATAAGATGAATGCTTATCTACTAGAATACTTAATGAATTTTGTGGACTTACAATTAAATCGTCTACAGTATTGGGGATCCATTCTAACACCTGTTGACTGATATCAACAACCTGAGGGTTCTCCTCATCACCGCGTAATTGTAGAGAAAACACCTTACTATAAGATGAAACTTTGCTAACAAATACAGCAGTTGTTCCTACATCACGTGGTTCTATGTTACGATCCATCTCATAATTAGATATGGATCTGATAATAGTAGTTGATGGTGTTAAGATACTTGTGTCTGGCGAGAATACTATAAACTGCTGACGTTCACCAAATAAGGTTAAACCTTGTGGTGATGGTAGTACACTAAATAATTTGACAGGGCGTACACTGGCTACACTAAGATCAATAGGATCTGAGTCAATTTGTGTTAAGGCAGATTTTACAAAAAAGTTATAGGGGTCATTAGCAACACCAAGGATAATGTTATCGTCTGCCAATATACCAAATCTATTGTTATAAAAGAACGTTGATGTAATTTTATTACCAATAAAAGAGGGTATAGGGCTGGTTGTATCGTCTCCTGCAAAACGGTCTTTCCAAGCAATAGGGCCAAATGTAAATGTAGTTGGTCCTGTATTAGCCAACTCATGTGGCATAGAAGTAGCAAGAAGACCAGGACTAGCATCGCGAGCAATCGTCTCTTTCCAAAAACCACGACCTCTATTTAGATTAGTATCATAAGCGATGAATTTAACATGATAATCATCTTCAGCACTATCACTGTTTAAGATTTTTACGTTATGACCTGTAAAAGATTCAAGGGGTAGTTTAGATACTTCAGTTACATCATCTTCAAACGCTTCTAGTGCATTGTTATTAAGACCACCTTTAGCATCGATTGTAAATCCTACAGGAGTACCTGTGACTGCACTATAATCAGTTACCACTGCATTAGAACCAGTACCACGTTTAATAACAATACTATTGTTGTAACCTTCTAAGTACCATATGCCATCAAAATCTGAGTTAGATGCTGTATGTTGTGCTTCAATAACACTTTTAATTTTATCGATAAGATGGTTGTTTGTATTTACACTACCAGAATCATACAACAACATATCATCAAATGTTGTGCTTGATTGTGCTGTTACCTTAGCTTCAACACCTTGAATATTAACAGTATATTCAAATGTATCAACAAGTGTAAGTAGTTTAAGCGTAGCAACTGAACTAGCAACAAATGTACCAGCTGCCTGCATAGTAGTTGTTACAGTTTTGTTTGTAATAATTGTTGTATCTTGAATACTACGGAAATGATAATCGTCCTCATTAGTGCCAGTAAGGTAAGAAGTAGCAATAGCGCCACCACCTGGTGCCGTCACCGTACACCACGTACCTGTATTGGTCCAGACATAAATGTTAGTACCTTTAATAGCACCTACATATGACTGAGCAGATGATCTATCAATAAAAAACCATGTAGCATTATCTAATTCAGTTTTGGTGAAAGCTGTTCCATTTTGTTTCTTCAGATGATCAGTAAACTTCATACCAGGTCTTTTTAATAGACCATAGGTAGCATCAGGATATCCGTTAATACACTCCGATACCTGACCTTCTAGTTTTTTGTCATCATTTTGTTTAGAGACACCACCAAGAAAATTAGGTGTCAGTTGTGTTACTACTGGCATTAGCGAATCAATGTATTAAAAGGACTGTAGCTTTTGTAAAAATTACCTTCTTGAGGAGCACCAAAGAAACTATGATTGCCTTGATTACATTCATATTCTAGTGCCATAGCTCTAGTAAAAGCTTCTTTTTGTTGTAGCATTTGGTATTGATTTGAATCACCTAGTACTCTACTGCAAAATACTACTGCAGCACGTGCTACAATATAATCTTGAATAGGTTTAGGTAGGTATTGATATTCCCAATTCCAAACAATATCTAAGTAAAAAGTTTCATCGCTATCCCATACATCAGTATGTTCAATTGTATCATAAAGATACCCACCACGATTAACAGCATGACGCCCTAGATTTGCTACGTAGTCTTGGCTTAGATCAACTTGCAACGCATTATTAGGAATAGCAATTTTCTTAGTACTAGCGTCTGGTTGTATGTTTTTGTAATTTCGTTCGATATTAAATGTCCAGCCTTCGGACTGTACTTCACGTGAAACTTCAGTTAAAGTATTATATGCAATCGCAACTTCCGGGTTGGTTTGTGTTTCTACTTTATAAGAAACAACTGATTTAACTAGGTTTGTGCTAGATACGGTTTGAGAAATATTAACAGTATAGTTATATGTCTCAGGGTTTGTACCTTGAGCAACACCAGCAACAGCAATAGATGTATTAAGAGTTACACCAGTACCTGAAATATAAGTACCAACAGGAATAGAAGCCTCTTCAGTGGTCAATGTAGTGCCACTAATGGAGCCTAAAAAGTTCCCTTGTGGTTCAAGTACATAAGTAGATTCAGTTGTTAAAGTGTTCACGGGAGCCTGACCAACTGACGCCAGGATCTGATTAACAGCTTGTAGCTCAGTATTGGAGCCAGTAGTAGGAGAAGGCATAATTGATAATGAGTATTATTCTCAATAAATAGTTAAAAAAAAGGAGACTCCGAAGAGACTCCCATATGACATAAAAATCAGAATGCAGAAGGAGCACTAGCACCAACATACAGTTCAACAGCTGCAGCGGGGTTAAGATAATCAGCGCCACATGCCAAACGTCCGAGCATAACATCACCTTGATAAATCACGGAGACGTCGCCAGAAGTTACTTGTACTTGAGGACCAATTGCTTCAACCATACCGGCTGCTTCTTTTTGGAAGATAAGACCACAGGACTTAGCACCGAATTGGGTTGCAGTACCATAATCATTGTTGATTCCAGTTTGTGCATCAGAAGCATCTTCAAGGGTTTCACCCACGAAGTCACCCACATTAGTAGGTGAGGTTACTCCCGTAGTACCACCGTAAGCAGTACCATACTTGCCAAGGAATGGGATATTCATTGACTTGTAAATCTTGATACCAGCAATTTCAACAATACCTTGACCGGACTGCAAGGTAGAACCTTGTACGTCACGGTTAACAAGACCATTAGTACCAACAGCTTGGATCAGTTCATAGTACTGACGGGGGTTCAGGACAGCAACACGGCCATCAGAAGATACACCCTTTTCATCCATAGCTGATGCAGCATCATAGAATGCAGTTACCAGGTTAGCAGCAACATAAGCATCAGAATCGTTAGTAGTAGCACCAACACGAATCTGAGTACCACCGGGCTCTTCATAGTTAGTAGCACTAACAGGAGAAGCCTTACGTGCACCACGTGCAATAGCACGGAATACAAGGCGGTCATACTTTTCTGCCAAAGCGTAGCCGATTTTACGACTAATTTCTGAGCGCAGATCGTAGTGAGCAAGAACTTCATCAAGCTCATAAACAAATGCTGAGCTGATCAACAAATCATCACATGTGATTGTCTTCTCAGCTACTGGAGGAGCATTGTTGCTATCTCCAAGAATAGAATTACCAGGAGTATGGAATTCACTTTTTGTACGTCCAGTGAAAATGAACTGCATTGATTTGCCGTTCCTAAGCGTACGCTTCATGATCAAATCACGAGCGATCGTATTTCGCTGGAAGCCTTTGAACATCTCACCTGAAAATAATTTCAAGTAAAGAGCGCGGGTATCACCCGACAAGTTAGACTGACCCAGCTGAGTTAGCTGAGCCGGGTTAACAGAAGATTGAAAAGCCATTTTAAAGAGAGTAGTAATATATCAACTCTCAAAGATCTTTGAGTTATTTAATTTGTATTGTGGTCTATCCCACCGTCTAGACGGCAAAGGGTATCCGCGTACGGGCCAATGCCAATAGTGAAGAGGGGAATTGCACCCCTCATTAGATCTATCTCACTTAGTGTACTTTACACCGCGATAGCAATAAGTCTTGCCTTGCATAGTATTCTCCTTTTAAGAAGATCTAACTGTCCCGTTCCATACAGCTAGTGTCATGCGTCCATTGATTTATTAAAAGATACTTCTAATACCATTCTATCTAAATCAGATTTTAATCTTATTAAAGCCTCTTGTTCTGATGGATCACCACCAGGCCAAGTTTCTAGATATTTAGATACTGCTTTATGTGTTAAAACAATCCAAGTATCATTAACTGTTATTTGAAAGAATTCCATAAATCAATGAATGAACGGACGTATGTTTATGCAAGGTCTAGTGGGAAATTGTGTGCATTACGTTCATGCATAACTTCCATACCCAATCCTGCTCTGTTGAGTACATCTGCCCAGGTATTAATAACGTGAGTGTTATTATCAACAATAGACTGATTAAAGTTAAAGCCATTTAAGTTGAACGCCATTGTAGAGACACCAAGAGCGGTAAACCAAATGCCAACAACAGGCCAAGCGGCAAGGAAAAAGTGGAGACTACGGCTGTTGTTAAAGCTAGCGTACTGGAAAATAAGCCTACCAAAATAGCCGTGCGCTGCAACGATGTTGTACGTCTCTTCTTCTTGCCCAAATTTGTAGCCATTGTTATGAGATTCATTTTCTGTTGTTTCACGTACGAGAGAAGATGTGACCAAAGATCCATGCATAGCTGAAAACAGTGAGCCACCAAAAACACCAGCAACTCCCAACATGTGGAAGGGGTGCATGAGGATGTTGTGCTCGGCTTGGAATACCAACATATAATTAAAAGTACCGGAAATGCCAAGAGGCATAGCGTCTGAAAAGCTACCTTGTCCAAAGGGATAAACAAGGAATACAGCGGATGCCGCTGCCACGGGTGCGGAGTATGCAACACAAATCCAAGGGCGCATGCCCAGGCGATAGGACAATTCCCATTCCCTACCAAGGTATGCATAGATACCAATAAGGAAATGAAAGATGACAAGTTGAAAAGGTCCACCATTATAGAGCCACTCGTCGAGTGAGGCAGCTTCCCAAATGGGGTAGAAATGTAGACCAATGGCGTTGCTGGAAGGAACAACAGCACCAGAAATGATGTTGTTGCCATACATCAGTGAACCTGCAACAGGCTCGCGGATGCCGTCGATATCAACCGGAGGTGCGGCGATGAAAGCGACGATGAAGCAAATGGTAGCGGCAAGCAGTGTGGGGATCATTAGTACTCCGAACCAACCAACATAAAGACGGTTGTTAGTACTGGTTACCCAGTCACAGAAGTTCTCCCAAAGATTATTTTGTTGTTGTTGTGAAATTGTAGCTGACATTAAATTAGTAGTGCATTGTGTGTTTTGTTCAAAGTAAGTAAGACCAGTTTAAAGACTTGGCTGTCTAGAGCTATGCAGGGAATTGCACCCTGCTTATTCTATTTAGCTTGGCCTAAAATAAGTAACCGAGGAATGCCACTCATCACTACCATTCGTATTGAAACTGTTTCCAGCTCCGGCAGGTGTGGTAGTACCTGAATTTGGTATGACTGCGTAGGCAATCATCACTGAACTTCTTCGAGTAAAGAATCCGTCTTGACGTGATCCACCAGCAAATCCCACAAGCGTAAGACCACTTGGAGCTGTGCAGCTTGTGATCGTATCATCATCTAGATAACCGCCTGCAATTTGCAACGAATAGTTCTCAGCAGTTCCTGTGCCATTCTGATTGCTCGATGGTACAACCGGATCACCTGAGTTACCACTAGTAAATGCATAAGGATCATTATTAAAATCAACACTGACTGTGCCTGTTGAGCATCTAAAGATCACCAACGCCCCTGCTTCTGTATCGCTGTCAGAAGTGACAGAAACAGTTCCTTCGTTGCTTGTGGCAATCCTGACTTGCTCTTTATAACTCGGATCGTTATCTGTTCTGAAAAAATTATTGTCCCAACCAGTCAAGGTGGTAATTGATCCAGCATTATCTCCACTTTGAGTGAATAGCAGCAAATCACCTGTCTGTACCCCGTCAACGCTAAAGCTTGCGCCAGCTGCTTGCTTAAACTCTGAATCGGGAACTGACCATGTTGCAGTGCTAGGAGCACTTGATGTTGGATAACCACCAAAAACTGCTTGATGTATTCCCATTAGGTTAACCCTGCTCCACTAATTACAAATTCATTGCTTCCCACCGCCAGCACTGAGCACAAACCATATTGAGCCAGCACCCTGTTACCCGTAGTTGCAGATCCAGCAAGTCTCAATGTGACGCTTCCACCTTGAGTAATTGTTTGATTGCTGCCGCTATCGTTGAAGATAGAGACCACATTGCCCGCACTAAATACACCACTTGGAATGGTGACTCCACCAGTGGTTATATTAATATGTTTACCGTTATCTCCTGCGACAAGAGTATATGCACTCGTCTGGCTGTTCTGCGGAATGTCGCTCGGGCCAGCAGCCCCGTCTGCGCCAGCAGCACCGGTTGGTCCTTGTGGACCAGAGCCTGATAACGAAAATATCGAAAGTGCTGAAGTACCTAACTCTAGTGAAGTTGTAATACCAGCATCATTTTTCTGCGCTTGTACGCGGACTACATTATTTGCAGTTAAAACAGCGATACAAGAACCTACAGCAGTGAAATCACCATCAGCTGTGTTCCTTGAATAGACCGAACACTCTGAACCTGTTACAGCAGTTCCACCAACTTGTACTTCACCACTAACAATAACACGGTTATTTCCTGATGATTGGTCACCATCTAAAGAGTATTCAATGTAGTAAGTACCAGCATTAACAACTGTAATTTCACCACCAGTTCCAACAGTAAAATCGGACGCATCCGATGTTACAATCGTCGTATCAAAATCAACGGTGGCTAGTGACGTAGTTAAAGCCTGTGAGCCGCTGCCATCAACATGTAAATAGCGACTAGGTGTACCACCACCACCACCAGATTGATTAACCCACTGAGTGTTGTAATTAGTACTATCAATTTTTGCTAGTACTTGGTTAGCAGTACCTCCAGTAGGTACACCTTGTCCAGCTGGACCCTGTGGACCTGTAGAGCCTGTTGCACCAGTAGCACCATCCGATCCATCAGCACCTGCCGGTCCAGTCGGTCCTGTCGGTCCTGTAGGCCCTGTAGAGCCCGTTGGACCTGCCGGACCTGTTGGACCTTCTGGTCCTGTGGCTCCGTCTGAACCGGCTGCACCTGCTGGTCCTGTTGGCCCTTGTGGTCCAGTTGGACCTGTAGCGCCTGTAGCTCCATCTGAACCATCAGCGCCGTCTGACCCTGCTGGACCTGTTGGACCTGTTGGACCCTGTGGACCTGTCGCACCATCTGAACCATCATTACCGGCTGGTCCTTGTGAACCTGTTGGTCCTGCTGGTCCTGTAGCTCCGGTTGATCCTGTATTACCTCTAGGTATATCAAAATCAAATACAGCAGCTGAAGATGTACCACTATTAGTTACAGCAGCATTGGCACCAGCTGCTAGCGTTGTTGTTGTACCAGCACTAAGAGTTGCTCCAGCTGGTCCTGTTGGTCCAGTCGGTCCTGTTGGTCCTGTTGCGCCTTGTGGACCTTGAGAACCAGTAGCTCCATCACTACCAGACGGTCCTTGTGGTCCTTGTGCACCATCAGCTCCAGCTGAACCTGTTGCACCGGCTGGACCTTGTGGACCTTGTGGACCAGTGGGACCAGTCGGACCAGGTTCAAGTACAACTAGATCTAACTCACCTGTAATAGGGTTGAACTGAAATGCCATTAGATCCTCACTTATTTACAACAGTGTAAACTTCTTTATAAGAACCATCCTGCCCTTCTTTAATTTCAGAAATCAGTTCCTGGTTAGATCCAATTTTATATTCTACCTCAGTACTTTGTACAGGATATACATTAAACTGAGCTAACACATGGTTAGTGATAGGTTCAGGAAAAGATACATGAGGATATTCTTCGTAGAGTGCTTGAAGATCGAAGGGATAATCTTGTACACCATTAAAAACTTTTACGTACTTCAAAGTTTTACCCCCATTAATTGTCCATTAGATTTCCAAATTTCTACAACTGACAGGTTATTAAGTCTAGGTGCCGCGCCAGAAACCCAATGGATTTTTGGCCAAGTAATACTATAGCCATTTTTATTAGCAATAGTAACACGTACCATACTACCCTCTTTGAAATTAACTAATGAAAGAGTTTCACTTTTGGATAGTACAAGTGTTTGTAAAAATGCAGTAGAAGCATCAACAGAACCATCGACTACAGTACAACCATATGTTACATACTGAAGTGTCTTATTAAGTAATGTCTGTTCTTCTGCAGATCTAACTAAACTAGATAGTGGTAAACTTGTTTCCCAGCCATCTCCAGTTGATACAACAACACCAGGTTCAGGGTATTGAATACCTGCATCACCCTTCTCACCTTTTTGTCCTTGTTCACCTTTTTGCCCTTGTGGACCAGGTTCACCTTGTGGACCAGGAATACCTTGTAAACCTGTTTCACCATTAAGACCATCACGGCCTGGTGTACCATTAAGTCCATTTGTTCCGTCCTTACCAGCAGCACCAGGTGCACCATGTTTACCTTCTAAACCATCTAAGCCACGCTCACCACGTGCACCTTGTGATCCATCCTTACCTGCTGGACCCGCTGGACCCGTTTCACCTGTCGATCCTTGTGGACCTGTTTCACCGGGTTCACCTTTAGCACCATCTTTACCAGGCAAACCTGAGATAGCAAATGCACCTGCAGACTTCCAAACTGTACCGTTATAAATGAAGACCTCGCCTTCTGCGCTGGTTACATAAACATCACCCTTAATAGCTTCTTCAGGTAAAGAAGCTTTATCAGCCACGATACCTTTAACAGAAATTTTGGCTGAAATTTTTTGAAGGCCACCAGCGGGATTTGTATTAAACATAGTCTAAGTTTTCACTACAGTTACAACATCGTCATTGACATTATATGTCATTGTAAGTGTAGCAACAACAGAACCAGTAGCTCCACCACGGCGGTACTCTACTTGAGTAAGATTGCTACCAGTATAAGTGTTGCCTACATAATCATGGTCAGGGATAAACATCCCTCCCGTTACTTGTACTAATTCTCTCATTATGTTAAAGTGTTAAAGGATTTAGAACGAATATTTAGCACCAAGTTTAGCTGATGCTTGGATTGGTTTACCGATATTAATTTGATCTTGGGTAATACCGCTTACTTCACCATATACATCTAGCTTTTGAGATACCGAGAATACTACACCAGCTTTAGCAGATGCTTCAGTTGTTACAGTACCTCCATCAGGCAGTACCAAAGCAGGACCACCTTGAATATACCATGTAGATTTTTCACCAATTTTACCTTCATAACCTACATCGTTACGAATAACAGTACCTTCAGAATTGAGACCATTAAAACCAGTTTCTGATTCAATATTTACATAAGGACCAGCAATTGCAGGAGCGGCAAGAATAGCAGCAGCGGGGAGGATAGCAAGAAATTTCATTTTAGTTTGTTTAAAAAAGAATAAGTATATTTTGTACGGTTACCATGAATACCCCAACCTAACCAGTAGTATGCAGCATTCATGTAATAACCTATTTGTTGATGATTAGTTTGAAAAGCATAAAGATCTCTTCTAAACCTCATCTCATGTATCATGTAATCAGTTTGACATTTAAGACCACTAGGGTCTTGCTTACGTTTAGCACAATGGTTGCCAAGACCAATGTAACGGTTTTTAGAAGTCCATTGTATTAAACCATAACCACCACGAAGGCAGCTATCATAAGGAACGATAGCACCACCCTCGCAGATGTTAGATTTAAAATTAGACTCTTGCTGTATATTACCCAGAATGACTGCAAGTGCTGTACGATCTGTAACACCAGCAGTAGTCTGTAGTTGTTCTAGAACGTACTGCTGAGGTGCAGTACATTGTGGGCATTCAATCATGATTTTTTAGCAGTTTTAGCAGCTCGTTTAAAGTTTGCAGCAGTTGGAGAACCTTTGCTACCTGGCTTACGCATCTTCTCACCTGAGCCTTTTGCGATACGCATTTTCTTTGCGTGGATGTTAGCGTAAAGACCTTTTTTAGCCATTACTTTTTAGCACCTTTTTTAGGTGGTCTTCCTTTTTGTGATCCGTAAGTTCCTTTACCTTTTGGCATTACCATACTCCTGGAATAAGTTGACCAGTTAATACATATGCTCCAAACGCAGCCATCATACCTAGCATAGCCAGGCGTCCGTTAAGCATCTCAGCTTTTTCGTTATGAGTTACAGTATAATCTTTATCAGTGTACATGGTGGGTTCTTTAGCAAAGAGGTTTTGTTGTCCGTGTTCGTTGGTGGTAACAGTCATTAGAATTTAAGATCAGTAGAGTTACTAAGTTTACGCATAACATCCTCTCTATATGCAGGATCGCTATCGTAACGTGGATCATTCATTGCAGCTACAAGTTCTGGTTGACTACGATATACAGCAGTTGTTTCTGCAGCACTGCGACCAGTCAAAAGCTGACCATCATTACCAACAGCATCAGTAAACTTACCGTTCAATGCTTGAACTGCAAAGTAAATAGAACTAGGGTTACCAGAAGACATTACAGAATCATACATCTGAACTTCTTCTTTAGATAAATTCTGTCCAGCCCATTGAATCATTGATTGGTAAGCTTTTTCACCACCAACCATTTCAAACAATTGGTTTGCTTGTTCTTCTGATAGCTGTTCATTAGAAGAATTATTTTCTTCTTCTTCATTGTTTTGTGGTGAAGCTTCTTCTGTTACTTCTTCAGAAGGCTCAGCTTCTTCACGTGGTTCTCCAAACTTCTTTTGTAAGGAAAGGTAAGCTTTTTCTAGTTCTCTAGGATCACTAAACTTACCTGCTAGTAACTGTTGCTGTTCCCCTTCAGCAGCCTCGGCAACAGCTAGTGAGTCTTGCTCATCAGCATTTAGTTCTGGCTGATCAGCGGGGGTTTCATTGCTTGTTAGTACTTCTGCCATATTATTGTATTGGTGGTTGTTCTGGCTGCATCATTTCCATAGCAGCTTGTTCACGTTTCTGTTCAACAGCAGCCATTTGTGGTGCTTGTTGTTGTTCAGTCATCATCTGTTGTTGTTCCATAGCTTGTTGCTGCTCGCCCTGTTGTTCTTCCATACTCTTCACTAGGTTAAGTACATCGATACCAGAGGCAGCTGCAAGACGTTTAATAACTTCATCAGTATTGATAAACGTGCTGATAGCTTCAGGACCAATTGTTTGTGCAATTACCTGAAGGAACTGTCCTAAACTTTCTCGATCTTGACCACGACCAATCGCATTGATACCTGCTACAATAGTAGGTTTAACAATACCACCTTTAGGTAAGCGTGGGATCTCTCCAGTTTTTTGTGCAACAGAAAGTTTACGGTTTAAATAAGGTACAAGGAACTCAACAGTTAGTAGACTAAACAATCCGCCAAGTTGTTGTTCCAGTTCCATTTGTGTCATTCGCACTTCTTCAGCAGTTGTGCGTTCTGATTGTCTTACATTAAGAACAAGAAATGCTTCATTAATTCGTTGACTTAAAGTACCTATCATTTGATAAGCAGTAGAGAAGTCAGCTGTCTTACCAACCTGTACTACACCAATATCATCAGGACGACCTTGGATAATAGCACCATTACCTGCTTTAGCAAGTGTAGCTGCTTTAGTAGTAGAGCTTGGTGAGACAGTAAACACTACCTTAGCAGCTGCAGCGCTGCCTTCAACCATTGCTTGTGACAGAGCTTCAAGTGACTTTAGATCACCAATGAATTCTTCTACTCTGCCACGTCCATAGACTTCTCCGTCTACATGATTAAAACGTAAAACAAGCCAGGGGTTAGCATCAACAGGTGCTTTACCCATAGACTTAGTTAGAATCTGATCATATACTTCTTGATGCCACACCCAACGATTGTTATCTAAGGTGCAGTGTGTATAGATATCACATTCATCATTTGTGCTGTCATCAACATTTTCCCACTTGTTTTCTAGGTCAAATGCTGGATAATTTTTTTTAAGTAGTTTCTTTGATATTGTTTCTTTAGTTACAATTTCTATAACATTACCGTTACCATCTCTGTCTACTACATATCGGTTTAACGGATAGAGTTTAAGCCCATCCTTACCCATAAAGACAAGAGCATTACCAGCTACTACAAGATGCTTTAATGCTTGATGAACAACAACACGATCACTGGAAGCTGCAATAGATTCCATGATGGTTCGTTCAATCTTAGCAAATGACAAGTCCATTTCTGATCTAATTTCTGGACCCAATTCTTCTGGTAAGTTAATATCATTAACCTGTAGCTTAAAGAAACTTGTTTGTGGTGGTAGTAATGCAAGCATTAATTTACTTGCAAGTGTTACCACACCTTTAGCTCCTTGTGATTGCCACGGTGTTTTGAGTTTAATTGAACCTTTAGAATAAGTCTCATCCTCGCGGATAAGATAAGGTAGTGTTAGATCTGCGGCTTGTCTAGCAGTGTTTAAGAACTGTGAACGGTCTGAAGACAATCTATCATAACGTTTCTTTGCAGTCATTAGATGTTTACCATTCCACTGATACCGGACATAAATCTAGAAGCTGTGGTACCTCTCCTTTTAAATATTTTTGTACCACCTGCTCTTTCTGTTTGAGAAGCAGGT